GCCGCATTGCCAGTTGATTTGATACCGGACTGGAGTTGAGCCGTACCAGCCGACGCATCCATGAGTTCACCAAAACCAGTTTTGACCGCGGCACCAATACCAGCCGCAATACCCAAACCAGCAAGGATGCCACCGATTTTGCCAGCAAACCCTTTGAACGATCCCTCAGCAGCAGCTAAATCAGAATCATCAATCTTGTACCCAATAGGGAAAATAATGCCAGCCATTAAGCGAACTCTCTCATCACGATTTTCGAAGTTTCCTCAATGCAATCCTGAATCTGCTGAATCACCTGGTCACGAGCTGATTCACCACCAGGGTAAACATAACGAGAAGCACTACGCATGGAATTAAGTTTACGAATCATTGCACGACCCGAAGCAGTATTGCCATCAGACTTACGACCAGCCATGTCCACAAGCGACATAGCAGCAGAGTTAGCGCGCACTGACAACAACGGGGTCACAGCTTGAGTTTTAGAACCACCAGATTTGAACAAAATACTTGTTGAATCCGGTGCTTTACCAACACCCCAACCTAAACGACCTTTATTGTTCATACCCGTCAAAGGTGAAACCTGCGGCAACTGCTGCTTAATAGCCAACTCAACAGGCTTAGCAATCGTTTTTAGATTACGAATAAACGATTTACGCAACTCTGGATCAATGGCTTTCAAACCCTTAACCAACTGGTTGATAGGCATAACGCCCTCATTGACAAGATAAAACTTATCAGGCATCATTAACCACCATTCTGCACGTTGTTGCGGTACTGCAAATACTTGCCCATAGTCCACAACATTCGTTCAGATTCCAAAAGCAAAAGGCTAGGTGCTATACCAGTTTCACAAGCCAGGCTTGCAATAAACCAATGCTGGCTAGTTTCACCTAGCCCTTTTATTTTGGGTTTTGATCTGGAACACCAGCTGAAGAAACAAGTTCAATCCACTCTTCAAAAACTTTGTCGGTCAACTTAGCGCGCTTCGATGCGTGCCAAGCCAAAAACAATAGGTGGCTGAACTTCATTTCGGTTTCCAACTTAGATACAGAAATGTTGTATTTATCTTCAAAAGCAACCAGGTCAGAAGCCTGAGCAGTTACCTCAGAAACATCACCAGACAAGTACTCAATGCGTAGGTCAATTTTCAATTTTTATCCTTAAGCGGTGGCGCGGGTTACGGTACCGGTGGTTGGCCAAGTAACGCTAAACGATGCAAGGTCACCAACAGAACCAGCAATAGGCTGGTAGGCGTTGATTAGTACGTTTGCAGTGTAAGAAGGATTGGTTGCCGAGACAGCGGTACCCAAAGGCTTGATAACAACAGTTCCAACAGTGTTGATTAGCGGCCAAATGGTTGCGTCAACGGAACCAGCAGCGAAGTCCTGGTAGAACTCAAGCTTTACAGAACCCGAAACGATGCCACCAACAACCGACTTGTAAACGGTGCTGGAAGTTCCAAAGGTGGTGGTGTCAACTTCGTTAGCCTTGATGTCTAGCTCGGCTGCGTGAAGGCTGTTAGTCAGGTCAGTTCCGTTCAACGAAATCTGAAACTGAGTGGCTACAAACTTTGCCATTTATTTCTCCTAATTTGCGTAAACCTTGACAGCAAACTCTGCTGCAAGATAAGTGGTATCTCCGATGGTTAGCCCACCATAAGTGGTGATGCCGGTCACTCGGAGATCGTTAGCCTTTCCGCCAAGTGTCCTATCTGATTCTATCGCAGACTTAACACTTGAATCCCCTGACGAAGAACAGTAAGCATCAAGGCTTGCCTGTGAAGCACGGTCGCTGGAACGCCCAACCAACACAGTCACTTTGAAGTTGAACTCGTCAAGGCCACGACCCATAGTGGTGTCGAAGTTGATGGTTAGTGGTTCGACCACCGCCATTGGTGCGCTGAAAGTATCTGGCACAAACCCTTTGGTGCGAAGCCCTGGAATGGTGGCAAGGTTTGAAGCGATGCCGTCGCGTAGAGCCGTTATCACGCGAAGTTCCTAGCCAACTTGTAAGGTTCAATCAACTGGCGCACGTCGGGGTCAAGTTGTGAGCTGATACGCATAACACCCATGTCACCGAAACCAGCCACACCCAAAGGCGAATCGTTTCGTTTGAAAATACGGGTTGCCTGGATAACAGTTGCCTGTTTGATAGGTGTCGGAATAGCCGACCAACCCCAAGTACCGGTTACACGAACCAAAGCGTTACCGCCGATGGTTGGGAACAAGTAACGCCACAACGCACGAATACCCGTGGTTGGGGAAACAATACCGTCAGTTGGGTAAGCCGCGTTCAAAGGTTCAAGCTGGTAATCACCGTTGTTCTGACCACTAGAAGGATTAGCCCAAACAGTGTCATAGTTACCGTTGCTGGTGAGCGCGGTCGCCAACTCGGTAATGCTAATAAGGTCATCAATAGGGCAGAAGTATGGATCCGATGCTGAAAAGAAACGGCTACCAGAACCCATGTTGTAAAACACTCTGGAACAATAAGCATCAATCTCGCGTGAAGCAGCTTCAACAGCCAACTCAATCAATGCGTCATCAACTGTGTCAGTAATACGAAGCGCAGACTTGACCTGTGCAAGCGTTGCATAACCATTGGTAATTGCCATTAGTGGCCTTTCAGAAGTCTATGCTTCTAGTTTACCGAACCTAAGACGTTCCTTAATTTGAGTAGTACTAATCCCTTGAGTGTAAGGAATGTAGCAAAGCCCAATACCACGCACATCCAACCACGCCTGGTCGAATCCCATTTGTTTGTAATAGTCACGCACAGCCCAATCAGAACCAATCACAACCAGGTCAGGTTGGATAATGTCAATGGCAAGTTTGGAATCCGCACC